CATGATGCTCACACCAACAGACGTTAATCAATTTGAAGCAGGTGACATGAAAGGTGACCTAGGTAGAAAACCCAAGGCATTGACAGCACTTGTAAGGAACTGTGTCAACATGTTTGGTTCATGGAACGTAGGACTTGTAGCAACCAATCACACATACGCATCACAGGACATGTTTGATCCAGATGACAAGATATCAGGTGGTCAAGGATTTATCTATGCAAGTTCAATTGTGGTTGCAATGAAGAAACTTAAATTAAAAGAAGATATAGATGGCAATAAAGTCACAGACGTAAGGGGTATAAGAGCCGCCTGTAAAGTCATGAAAACAAGATATGCTAAACCGTTTGAAGGTGTGCAGGTTAAGATTCCATACGAAACAGGAATGAACCCTTACAGTGGACTAGTGGACTTGTTTGAGAAGAAGGGTGTGCTTGTACAGACCGGAAACAGACTGAAATACATTGACAAAGCAGGTAAAGAACACATAGACTTCAGAAAACAATGGATAGGTGATAAATTAGATATGCTAATGGCAGACTTCACAGAATCTACAGACTTTGCTGAAAAAGAAGAAGTTGTAGAAACCGAAACAACACCAAAAGCAAAAACTAAAAAAGCAGAACCAATTATAGAGAAGGAATAGATGATAGACTTTACACACGAAGATATTGAACGTTTGTGGAACTCAATTATACATTACGTCCCTGAAAGACAGAAATTGGACCTAGCAATTGATTTCATTAAGAGTTTAGAAGACATCGGTGTAGAGCATGACGAATTAAAAGCGTCAGCAGAATACGATCCAAAACTTGAAGAAGCAATAGCAACTGTGTTCGAAGAAGATGAAGTGGACGAAGATGGATATAGCGAGGATGAATGATAAACTGGTACAACGAAGTAAGTAGGAACATAACCAAGATACCTGACTGCGTAGCATACTATGACGCAGAACTTGTTGAAGCAAAGAAACAATGCAAAGTGTATGGCAATCTAGAACGGGCCAGTGCATCGTTGCCGGGCATAGTGGAAGAAAGATTCAGTCAACTACAACACCTCGAAGCAATATTAGAATACCTAAACATAGAGCTGAGAAGATTAAGATCAAAGACTTTTAGAAAATTCCTAGAGAACTACAACAAATTATTAAGCAGTAGAGATGCAGAGAAATATGTTGACGGCGAAGATGATGTTGTAGACATGACAAAAATTATAAACGACTTCGCGTTGATACGTAATCAATGGTTGGGAATAACTAAAGGGTTAGATCAAAAACAATGGCAGATCACAAACATTGTCAAGTTGAGAGTGGCGGGGATGGAAGATGCCGACATCGGCTAGTAGAATCATATTAACAGACGTAGACGGAGTATTGTTGGAATGGGAACGTCATTTCACAAAGTGGTTACAACTACGGTCATACTTTAACAAAAACGGAAACAGAAATTATCCATATAAGTTAGTAGACTCTAGTCAGGATGACTACGAAATGGCTAATAGATTTGGAGTTAGTAAAGATACAATCAGACAAGAAATCAGAGAGTTTAACAGAAGTGCTTGGATGGGAACACAGCGACCTATGTTGGAATCACAAACATGGGTAAAATTGCTACATGCCGAAGGATGGACATTTGTACCAATAACATCACAGACATCAGACATACCAGGACAAGAGCTACGTAAAAAAAGATTAGGTGAATTATTTGGCGAACATGTTTTCACAAATTACCATATATTAGGTACAGGTGCAGACAAAGACAGTGCATTAGCAAACTTCCATGACACCGGGCTGTATTGGGTCGAGGACAAGCCTAAGAACGCACTAGCAGGGCTGTCTTACGGTTTAAAGCCTATATTAATTGACCATCCATACAACAGAGATTTTAATCACCCTGACATCATACGTGTAAACAATTGGAAACAAATACACGAGATGTTATCTAGATAACAAAAGAGTTAGTTTAAAGGGTAGCTTCGTTATATTTTAAAAAACAAAGTTCAACACATTCCCCATTGGTTTTTCTGTTTGTAAATACCGTGAAACCTATTTTTTGATAACGTTCTACTATTGAATCTAATTTTAAAAATTGTGCATCATGATCTCCAATATACATTTCACACTCAGCTAAAACTATTTTAGGAGCTAGACCTAGGTCTAGTATTTCTGTCAGCATCTCATGCCATCGCCCTTCGATGTCTAACTTGATAACATCAACGTCTCGTCCATGCTGTTCAGCTATTGTTTTTAAATTTATTGTTTCTACCTCGATTTCGTCATGCGGGTTTTCGGGCCTGTCTAGTTGGTAGCATTTTTTTGAGTCATTGATGGCATAGAATTTTAGTATTTTTCCGGATTCTTTGTCGTATGCTTTGTTGGTATGCTCGATCCTGTAGCCACCACTGTTGGCACTGTCAACTGTGAGTTGAGATAAAGGTGTTGGATCCCATGTCAATATCTTTGCAGTTTCGTTATGTTTTCTACAATTTAATTCAAACCTAATTTCTCTCGACACGCCAAAGCACCAATACATGTTGGCCGTTTCCCTTAACTTGTCGGGTATGCTGTATTGTTTGTGCTTACTCCAGCCTTTGTTATTTGGTTTTTCTTTTGTGTCATTGGCACTAGGAGTCAGAGGAAATTTAAGTTCGTACTGTCTACAACGTTCAGAGAGTTTCATGCAAAGATATTTATAGTGTAAATATCAGTATGAAAATTTATGTAGGGTGGGATCCAAGGGAAGACATAGCGTACCAGGTTTGTGAACACTCTATCAAGCGTAGAGATGCCGACGCAGAAGTCATTCCACTGAAACAGAATCAGATGCGAGAGCAGGGCATCTACACCAGAGAGCTAGACAAGTTAGCCACAACAGAATTTACATTCACGAGATTCTTCGTGCCATACCTTAGCAACTACAAAGGGTGGGCGGTGTTCTGTGACTGTGACTTCCTTTGGAAGATCTCTGCGAAGGAACTGGAACAATACTTTGATGATTCCAAAGCAGTGGTCTGTGTACAACATGAGTACACCCCGGAAGAAGGATCTATCAAGATGGATGCACAAGTACAAACAGCCTATCCCAGGAAGAATTGGAGCAGTATGGTGCTATGGAACTGTGCTCATCCAAAAAACAAATTGTTGACCCCGGAGTTCCTAAACAAGCAGACTCCAAAGTTCCTACACAGGTTCAGTTGGTTAGAAGATTCAGACATAGGTGCACTACCACACGAATACAATTGGTTAGTTGAATGGTACAAGGAACCCAAAGACGGTGTACCCAAGATACTGCACTACACAGAAGGTGGACCATGGTTCGATGGATATAGAGATTGCGAATATTCCGATGATTGGAAGAAGGAAGTAATTAATTTATTCTCAGCATAATGAATTGGGAAAAACTTAAACCACACCATTATCATAAAGAACCCGTAGAACACATCTATTCAAAAACTATATTTGATATGAAAGAGTACGATAATCTTTACGAGAATCAGAACAATATGTCACACAAGGTATGGAAGAATCTAAGTGAAAAGTATAGTATTGAATTTAAATTTCTCAAAGACATAAGAGATTTTGACAAAGATAAAGATGTAATATGTTTGTGGTTTTTTAAAGATCGAGGAGATCGGACTGCAGGTCAGTACATAAAAATAGCAGGACAGACTATCACATATTTTCCGAACACATTCCTGATCACAAAGTCAAAAGATATATTGATACGAGAGAAAGGATTCATATACAGACCGGCACTACAATTAGATTTACCTAGTAGTACATATGATGAGATATTAAAAAGATTTAATAAAATCGTTTAAAACATTGACATCGGTCATTAGGTGTCTATCATTAACCTTTGACCAAGTGTAATTGTCTTTCCCGATGATGTTTAAATTTGACCTTACTGCTCTTCCGGTTTCGTCTTGTATTTTTTTTGCTTTAAATTCTAACTTTGGTAAAAAAAGACAACGATTTAATTTCCTAGCAACTTTTTGCGTCCATGTATCAACGTACCAGTGCCAAAAAAACGGTGGTGCCAGATATCCCACAGTGTTGATCCAGTTTTTGTGAAGTGCAAAGTGCGGGGCTCCGAATGGCTCGTCCTCTATCAATATTGGGTGCTTGCCATTATAATATCTTTGTTGATTTAGCTGTCTTGTTACTGCTAATCTGTTCCCTCTGCCATCGTTTGGGATCACCATCAATATCTTGTCATCGTATTTGTCAAACTGGTCCACGATCAGCTGATCCCAACTTCTTGTCCTTACTTGCACATCGTCACCCATTAACATCACAATATCGTGTTTGGCTCTCTGGGCCATGAGATTCCAACTGAGACAAGTGGATTGATTTGGTCCAACTGTGTAGTGTTTTTCGTCTATAGTATCTCTGTATTCTTCAAGTTTGTGATCATCATCGTTGAGATAGAACAGGAATTCGGTGTCACCTTTTTGTGTTTCGGAGGCTGTCCGGATCAAATGTTTTGCTAGTTTGGGCCTACCCCTCGATGGACAACAGAATGAGATCATATCAATTTATTCTTCCAAGTCTCTGGGGTCTTGTCATTAATAATTTCCAATGGCAAGTGATATTGGAACTTCTTTGTTCCCCTAGATCTTATGTATTCTGCAGTCTTTTTAACTGACTGCCTTAGGTTAGTCGCTGTGCTGTAACCTAATAGTTCTCTTGCCTTGTCCGATGAACACACTGCTAGTTTAACTTCCTTGGGTCTATCTTTATGATGTATAGGATCTAAGTTGATTCCTGTTTCATTGGCACAGGCTTCTGCTAATTCATTAATTGTAATTGGTTCCTCGTCTGGCCCTATGTTTATTATCTCGCCAACGACGTTGTCCTGAAATGCAAGTGCGTTCAAACAGTACAAGCAATCATCAATGTAACTGAAACATCTCTGTTGTTTACCATCTCCGTAAATGATCGGTTGCTTGCCTTGTAACATCCTGTTTAACATGATAGACATAACGTTTCTAAATGGGTCGTCATACTTCTGTCTTGGTCCTACTATGTTGTGCGGTACAGCAATAACATACTCTACCCCATGTGTTTCACACAGATTTCTTAATACATCTTCACCGGCTTTCTTTGCAATACCATATGGATCCTGTGGACGACATTCGTAGTCTTCCTTGTATGGTACTTGATCATGGTGGCCATATCTTGCCATGCTTGAACAATACACAATACGTTTGACTTTGTTTCTTATTGCCGCTGTAATGGTTGTGACCGATGCTTCAAAAATATTCCTTGTCACCAACACAGGAGAAAATACTGACAGCCCCTCATAGGCAGTAGCGGCAGTGTGATAAACTATGTCACATCCTTCCATTGCTTTGGTCATGTTCTCTAGATCACAACAGTCTACTTGGTGGAACTCCACGTCCTGTGGTACGTTGTCCGTGTAACCGCCTATCATGTTGTCATTACCGGCAACGGTGTGGCCCTGTGATATCATTAAGTCTGCTAGGTGTGAACCTAGGAATCCTGCTACACCTGTTATGAAAATCTTCATACGTCTATTTACGTTCACCTTTTTTACGCCACACTATATCCGGCCAAATCTTGATCATGCTTTCAAATCCCATCTCACCAAGATACTTTTCGATTTCTAGATTACTGCTACCATATTTTTTTGAATTATTATTAAGTTCTATCATTAGATAGTCAACATTTTTCAATGTATTCTCAGCACCTTTTAGCACTTCCATTTCAAAACCTTCAACATCAATTTTAATTAAATCAACATCATCGAGATTCAAACTGTCTATAGTAACCATGGGTATGGTGCCGTCTCCCACTACACGTTTCGCCTGTGTGAAATTGTCTTCCGACAATGATATCATTTTTTCTTCATTGCCTATTGCGAGTTGATGTGTTTCAACGTCTTCGGGGCAATTCTTTACAAGGCATTCGTAATGAACGGGGTCTGGTTCAAACGCAATAACTCTACCACAAAACTCATTCATGGCCATTGTCCATGTGCCTACCCATGCTCCGATATCTAGTATATGGTTGAACTTTACATCTTTACTTTTGCAGTGCATGATAAGTTTTTCGAGACACTTGTTCTGTGTAAAATTTTTATTTTTTTTCCAATCCTCGATGTGTACATCGTTTGACGGTACCCAGAATCCATTAATTTTTTCAATCGACATTCCAGATGTCCTTTGCTTGGGGCAATAATTGTTCAGCCCATGCCTGTTGTCCCGGCACGTTTGGATGGTCATCTAGATCAGACACGACCAGTTTCCGTTTGAGGCACCATCCATGCTGGCACTCATCAAACCCGCCCCGTAAATTATAAAAATGTTTTGTGTCCACTTGCTCCAATAACCTGCGACACTCACTAGTCAGTGGCTGGTCGAATCCGTTGTGCAAGGCATTGAACATTAGGTAACGAACATTTTTTGATTTAAGAAAAGACTGCATGTAAAGTATTTGTGTTGCTGTCCTGATCTGTCCGTCGGCTTCGAGTGCCGGTTCGTAGTGTGTTTCTTCTCGATGTATCCACGGGGTGAAAGGCAGATCCTTGTACCGCGGTGGTGATTTTGGATCCACCATCTTCCATGTGTGCCAGTGTGTGTTTTTACGTTGTGTGGTCAGTGCCTCACGCCTGTTGTAACTGGTCAGTCCTATCAAAACAAATTGTTTGTGTATTTTAGTCTGTGGCAGTCTACGTACAACCATCTCGTTGCTGGCACCATTTTCCGCAACTTTTTTTAAGTGTAATCCCAATCTCTTGGCAATTTTCGATCCACATGTGGTGATCTCTTCGGCATTCATTCCATACTTCTTTTTAAAATCTCCTCTATTTTCTCTGAGATTAACAGACGCTCCAGATTCTAGTCCTTCTAAATATTTAGGCACGCCGTTTCCCACAGCGAAAGAACAGCCAAAGTGTATTAGAGTCTTCATTATAATATTCCCTTGTCCATTAGAATCTCCACTGCCTTGCCGTTTGCAAACTCCTCAGGTGTGAACTGTTGATATGCTAGACTGTACAGCCATTCCTCACAGCCAACGAAATAAGGATTCTCTATGTCTGCAAGTTCCTGCCCGGACACTTCTTTAGCAAAGCTCTTGCTATCTGCTATGACCGGTATGCCCATGCACTGTGCTTCCACGGCCGCGATAGAACAACTAGTGACCAAACACCATGCATCCTTTAGATCCTCCGATAATGTCACCTTTGCTTCGCTTGGTCCTGATGTTCCCCTGCCTCTTGGCTTGTGTCGTATTTTAATAGGTCTGTCTGTGTATCGTTTGATCTGTTCTACTGTTTCTTCTGTCCAATTGGGCCGGTCAAGATAATCGTTCATTCCTGCTGAACTCGGGCACACTAACACGTATGATCCTTGGAAGTTGGGTGCTTTTATCTTCAGGCCAAACTTTTCAAATCTGTCTGCGTTACATCCTTTTATGTAACTTGCATGAATTTTATTTTTTGATATTCGCCAATAATGATTGTCAGGTTTTAGATTGTTGTTGTCAAATCTACCAAAGTAAGGCGTGTCTGTAAACCAAAACGGATGCTTACGTTTTTCTAACT